ATCACGATGAAATTCGCGAAGCCGCTGCCGAAGCTGCAAAGCGTGATTTCCAAAAGAATGCCAGCGAGATCATCAATCTTGCTGTTAAACACAACCGCCGTGACCTAGCTGATCAAGCTATCGGTGCTGGTCAGTCTGTTGCACAATTCCGCGCAACATTGCTTGATGCCATTGGCGAAGGCAAGCCATTAGAGCAGTCAGCCGGTGCGGTTGATATGTCAGCTAAAGAGGAGCGTTCATATTCATTTATGAAAGCTGTTCGCGGTCTAGTTAATGGTTCTGGCTTGCAGGGTCTTGAGCGTGAAGTTTCTGAGCAAATCGCAAAGAACAATGGCCGCGAAGCACGCGGTTTCTACGCACCAGACAGCTTTTGGGGCGGCAAGCGTGACCTGACTGTTGGCACAGCCACAGCCGGTGGTCACTTGGTCGGCACAGATCATCTTGGCGATCAGTTTGTTGACGCACTCCGCGCACGTTTGGTTTTCAGCGAGCTTGGCGCACGCTTTATGACTGGTCTGCGTGGCGATGTTGCTATTCCAAAGCTTGCAACTGGCGTTTCAGCCGGTTTCGTTGCTGAGAATGGCGCAACATCTGAAGTGAACGCAGTGTTCTCACAGATCACAATGTCACCAAAGTCACTTGGCGCATTTTCAGACGTTTCACGTTTGCTGATGATCCAGTCTGATCCATCTGTTGAGCAGATTGTTCGCGATGACCTTTTGAACGCAATCGCACAAAAGATCGAAGACGTTGCAATCGAAGGCGGCGGTTCTAACGAGCCAACCGGCATTACCGGCACAGCCGGTATCGGTTCAGTCGCAATCGGAACCAACGGTGGCGCACTGACTTGGGATGCCATCACTGATCTGGTCAAAGAAGTTGAAGTTGACAACGCTGCAATCAACGGCAACACACTTGCTTATCTGACCAACCCGAAGGTGAAGTCGCATATGGCTTCAACTCCGAAGGTTGCTTCAACAGATAGCGTGATGTTGCTGGATGCACCTTGGAACAGCCTATACGGTTACGACCTTGCTGTTACCAACAATGTACCGTCAGACCTTACAAAAGGCACACTGACAACTGCTAGTGCATTGATTTTTGGGGACATATCGCAATTAATGTTTGGATTTTTTAGCACCCCAGATATTTTAATTGATCCCTTTTCGCAGGGGTCAACTGGGGCAATTCGCATACGCGTGATGCAGGAAATGGATTTGGCCGTACGTCACGCCCAGTCATTTGCTGCGTGTCTCGATATTGATGCCTAAATAACTAGCGGGGCGGCTACGGTCGCCCTGCTTTTCCCATAGGGGTCTATTATGAAAATCAAATGCAAACGCAATATTCTAATTCAAGGCAAAGCGCACGAAGTTGGCGACATTGTTGAAGTGGCTGAGAATGTAGGTTTCGATTTGGTCAATACCGGCAAGGTCGAAGTGGTTGAAGATAAATTTGGCATCACTGATCGGGCAATCGGCCTAACAAATAAATCAGCGGCCAGCCTAGTAAAGCGGAACACAAAGAAAAATGCCAAATAGATTGATTAAAATCACAACGATCAAAGACTGCCAAGCGGGTTCAGTCGGCATTATGCTTGCCGGTGAAGATCACGATGTTCTCGAAAATGAGGCGAACAAGCTGATTGATCGGGGTTATGCAAAGCTGTGGTCAGCTAAAAAGGCAAAAGCCGCTGAAGTGGATGCCGACTAATGGCTGTCGAAACCGCAGCTGATCGCGCCATCTTCATTGGCGTTGATGATTTTGGGGTTGCAGCGACCTATTCGGGCGGCACTATCAACGGCATCTTTGATAATGATTTCGTTGAGGTTGACGCTGGTGGGGGCGTTGGCTTTGCATTACAACAGCCACGCTTTGTTTGCCGCACCGCAGACGTATCAACCGCCGCTGAAGGCGATACTATCACGATCAACGCGGTGGCCTACACAATGCGGATTGTGCAGGATGACGGCACTGGTATGACCACGCTGGTATTGGAGAAACAATAATGGCGCACGTTCGGCAGCAAATCCGCGACCAGATCGTGACAGCACTAACGGGATTGACCACCACCGGCAGCAATGTTTTCCGCAGCCGCATATTTCCGCTGGAACAGACAAAGCTTCCGGCACTTTGCATTTTTACCAAGAGCGAAGCCACCGAATTTGATACAATTACTTTGGCGCGTTCGGTAAATCGGGTTTTAGAAGTTGCTGTTGAAGCATATGTAATTAGCACAGCGAATTATGACAATGCGCTGGATGGAATTGCGGTTGAGGTTGAAGAAGCCATTGCCGCTGATGTAACGCTGAATAATCTGGCAAAAGATGCACAGATTGTTGCGTTTGAAGCTGATTATTCGGGCGATGGCGAACAGCCGGTTGCCGTTGGTCGGTTTACAATATCGGTGCAATATCGCACCAAAGAAAATGACGTTGAAACTGCCGTTTAGGAGATATAACGATGGCGACTTTTAAAGGAAACGATGGTGTCGTTCTAATCGGCACAGATGTAATGGCTGAAGTGATTTCATTCAGCGTGGATGAAACCGCCGAAACAATTCAAGATACCGTTATGGGCGATGCCGCGCACACATACAAAGCCAGCTTCAAAGATTTCACAGCAACCGTTGAAACATATTTTGACGACACAGACACCGCGCAAAACAATGTTGCCGCTGGCGATACTGTTGTTCTCAATTTGCAGATGGAAGGCAACACAACTGGCGATCACAAGCTGACTGGTTCAGCGATTGTCACTAGCCGTTCAATCGGCGTTTCATCTGATGGCATCAACACCGCCACTTATTCGCTGCAAGGCACTGGTGGCTTAACTGAAACTGTTGTTTAAGGGGTAAATTATGGGCTTGGGAGAACAGATAGCAGCGCGGCGTGCGTTGCAACGTAACCGGATTGAGGTTTTTGAGTGGGGCGAAGATGGGCAACCTTTGGTTATTTATTCTGGCTCTATTACCGCTGGCGACATTGATAAGCTGCAAAGAAAGCACAAAGACTTTCTAAGCAATATGACAGTGACCGGAATGGTTGATTTGATTATTGCAAAAGCCGAAGATGTTGATGGCAAGCGTCTATTCACGCTAGAAGATAAGATGTATCTTATGAAAGAAAGCGTGACGACAATATCTGACATTGCTGGTCGTATGTTTGGCGATGTTGAAACTGTCGAGGATGCGGAAAAAAACTAAAGGGCGACCCGTTAAGGCTGAATATGATGGCTTTAGCGGATCGCCTACACAAAACACAGGCTGAAATTGAAGAATTGACGCTGACAGAACTGAATGAATGGTTCGCTTATTTTAAGGTGATAGACGATGGCAGCACAAAAACTTAATTTTGTTATCGCAGCCGTTGATAAGACCCAAAAGATATTTCGCGGTGTTGCGGCTGGATTAGCCCGCGTCAAAAAAGCCGTTGTCAGTGTGCAGGGTGCGCTTGTCGCCTTGGGTGCTGCGGCGGCACTTAAAATGTTTGCCGATAAGATTGACGACCTTGCCAAAGCATCTAGCCGCCTTGGTCTGACCGTTAATGAATTGCAGTCGTTGCAATTTGCGGCCAGTCAAACGGGGGCATCCGCTGAAGAACTTGAAAAAGGTCTGACGCGGTTCAATCGTTCTATTTCTGAAGCATCAACCGGCATTGGCACTGGCTTGCGGTCGTTTGAGGCGTTAGGCATCAAGGTAATGGATGCCGCTGGCAGTCTGCGGCCAACCAATGAATTGTTAAATGAAGTATCTGACCGGCTGCAAACAATCGAAGCACCGGCTGACCGCGTGCGGATTGCTTTTGACTTATTTGGCCGTTCTGGTGTCAATCTTGTGAACACATTGCAGAATGGTTCAGAAGAAATGAACAATCTGCGTGATCAATTTAATGCAGTCACGATTGAATTGACCGGCGAACAAGCAAAGGCGGTTGAAGAAGCAAACGACCGATTTGATAAGCTGGGGCAAGTGCTGTCGTCACTTGGCAATCAGATCACAGCAACACTTTTGCCAGTTTTAGCTAGAGTTGGCGAATTTGTTTTAATTCACGTTTTGAAGGGTTTGAATTTCGCGACCGCTGGCTTGCGTAATTTCTTGAATGCAATTGTTGACCTTGCCGCTGAAGTTGGGGTCACAATGGAAAAGTTCAAATTTGGCAAGGCTTTGGAAAAAGACATTGACCGGATGGTTTTCAATATGGAAAACGCCGGTCACGCGATTATGGATACTGAGGGGAATATCACGAGAATAGTAAAGGTCACAGAAGCCGCAAAAAAACCAATTGCTGATTTAGCTCTTGGCTTTGATCGGGTGAGTGAAAAAGTCGCTATGACAACTGGCACAATCAGAGAAAGCACATCTTCTTTGACCGAATACACAAAAGCAGCGCAGGACGTAACAAAGAATATGCAAGATGCGGCAACGCGCGGCGTAAAATCGCTTGAAGATTCACTTGTTGGCGTTATTGACGGCACTATGAATGCCAAGGATGCGTTCAAATCAATGGCACGATCAATCATTAGCGACTTGATCCGCATCCAAATCCAACAGCAAATCACATCTAAGGTTAGCAGCTTTTTTTCTGGTCTTAATCTATTCGGTGCTGGTCAAACCGCCGCTGGTGTTCCAAGTTTTGTTTCTGGCCTACCAGCAAGGGCAAACGGCGGTCGTGTTACCGCTGGACAGCCCCATTTGGTCGGGGAAAAAGGTGCGGAATTGTTCGTGCCATCTGGTCACGGCAGCATTGTGCCAAATGGCAAGGGCGGCGGCGGGGCTGTTGTTGTCAACCAGACCATCAACCTATCGGCTGGCGTATCGCAAACAGTACGCGCTGAAGTGGTCGGAATGTTGCCGCAAATACAAGAGGCCGCAAAAGCGGCTGTCATTGACGCAC